AAACGGTTGGCCCTCAACTCTGCAATGCGTGTTGCCTCAGCCTTATTGTAGGCATCGACTTCCGCCTTGCGATTGGCATCCTGTATGGAACCATACTCACGAGTAGCAGCACCAATACCATCGCCTTGGAGAGCACCTGAGTACATAGCGCCACCGATGCGAATAAGGCTTTCGCCTCTTGGTATCATACCTAAAGTGGAACCACGGGCATTAGCTGTCATGTTACCTGCGCCTCTTGAGAGGACGGGGGTGCGAGTGGCAGTTGTACTTGATGTTGTACTTAATGCTGGTGTCTGCGCTGCTGTTGTAGTGTTAGGGGCTGGAGTGGTTGTGTTGATGAGGACAGGTCGATTGCCTTCTGTCGCAGCTAGTGCAGCATTGGCTCTTTCAGCAGCAGCTCGGTCCATAGGAATTGGCTCATTATTAGCTGTAGGCAAAACACCAGCATTTTGTACTGTGTTCTTGCGGCGCTCTAGCTCTGCAAGTGCTCTAGCGTCACCAGATGCTGCTTGCTGCTGTAACACACCTTGATCAATGCCCTGTCTGGCTGCTTGTGTGCGCTGCTCCATGGCACTGTCGAAACGCTCAATGCCTGAGAAGTCAGCACCAAGACCGGGGAACTCTGCACCAGCTGGAACACCTGCTGGGTTCTGTGCCATACTTTGGAACTCTTGGGGGCTCATGTCAGCGTAAGATGTTGGGGCATCTGCTGGGTTAGCAGCAGGTGCTGCAATGACACCCTCGCCGGGAACACGGGGAGTTAGGACTGGAGCTGGCTGAGTGGCAACTGTTGGAGCAGTGTCCATGCGAGGCCCAGCCTCTAAGTTCTCAAGAACTGGTGACTGTGGTCTATCTAGGATTGACTGAAGGTACTGCTCTGGCGTCATGTTCATGCTGGCAGCAACTTCAATTACGTTTGGGTCTTCTAGGAGAGACTGTGGAAATCGTGACATTATCTTCCTCCCCCACCGTATGAAGGTCGAGTGCTAAACCCAAGGTTACGCGCGAACCCTCTCATGGAGTCACCCATTTGGTTCATAGAAGGCATTTGACTTCCATACTGCTCTTGGAACCCAAAGCCACTCATCGCACCGCCCATAGCAGATTGGAATGGGTCGGTCTTGTTTGCACTAATATTACCCACGCTGACTGGAGCCTGTCCTAGAATACCTGACTGGTAGCCTTGGCGCTGCTGCATCTCAAAGTCACGCTGGCGCTCAAATGCAGCCTGTGCATCATTGAGTGCCGCTTGGTCATAGCCTTGCAGAGAGTTGCCTGCGTTCATACCGAAGTTGGCACCCTGCCCCAGTGTATTGAGACCTTGGGTGTAAGCACCTTGGATGCCTGCGTTCATGTTGCCTGCTGCATTGAGTTGCCCAGTGCCATTTGTCAGCTGGTTGCCAGAAGCTGTAAGAGTGTTGCTGGATGTACCAATAGAGTTATTCTGGCCAGCTAAAGCATTACCTGCACCTGCGAGGTCAGCACGTTGGGAAGCACCAGCGTTGCCTGCACCCGTTAGTGCAGAACTCTGGTCAGCAAATTGACGGGCCTGTTGGTTAAGGCTTCGGTCAATCAGCCTGTCCTGTACGTCTAGGGCGACATCAGCGCGGCGGTCATCGAAGGCGCGGTTGGCTACTGCTTCAGCAACACCAGCACGGCTTGAGTTCATGTTGCCTGAGCCACTCGCTGCAAGGTCAATGCCTGTCAGTGTGTTCTCTTGGAGGTTGCGGCGGTCATCACGCATCGCAGCGTCAACCATAGCACCACTGTTCGCATTGGCGTAGTCCATGGCAGTGCCTAAGCGATCAGCTTTTGCGTCCTGAGATAGCTGGGAGAATTGGTCATAGAGGCCACGGTTCTGCTGGTACAAGTCTGTGTTTAGGCCAGCTAGGTTGGCACCTTGGTTATAGACATCCTGTGATTTACCGTAGAGGTCGCGCGACTGCCCATAGAGGTCTTGTGTTTGACCGAAGAGACCCTGTGCTTGCCCATACATATTCTGGTAGTTGTTACCAAAGTTGTTGTTGGCATTCATCATGCCGTAACCAGACCCCATCATGGATTGACCGTAGCCGCCCATAGTGTTGGCAGTACCAGTCTGATACTCGTTAGGGCCAGCTAGGGTTTGACCAGTGTATGCACCAGTCTCTAGTACACCACCTAGTGCAGCTTGAGAGCCAGATAGGTTAGCGTCCACATAGGGTTCGTATTGTTTGAAGCCAGCCATTTGGGCTGCTGTTGCTGCGTCTTGTGACTTGGCTTGCTTGTTTGCGCCCATAAGGCCCAAGGCACCGCCGATTATTGCGCCCCACATATTATATTCCTTTTATCTTTTGATCTACAAATCAGAAGTCATCATAAGTCAGACCTGTTGTAGAAGCTGACCCACCCATTGCTGCCCAAGCTGTGCCATCGTAGACAACAAGTCCTTGGGTTCCGTTGCTAAGTGGGTTCCAAGGGGACACAGCATAGCGAACCATTCCTTTGAGTGGGCTTGTGGGCTCTCTGTCTGCCACCTGAATACTTGCTTCTGTCAAAGAGCGTATAGAGGCCTCTAGTTCCCTGAGTTCCTCTTGTAAGTAGTTAGGTAGAAACTCTGGGTCTAGGGAGGGAGACTGCCGCCTTACATAGGCAGACACGAGTAAGTTGATTTTGTTTGATAGTGACATTGTTATCTCCTACCAGTAACCACAACCTCTACGTCCATACCGCTCAGGGAAAAGTCCTTTAGGTTACTGCTGGACATTTTGTACGAGAGGTATCTGCCCGATATTCTGGTATCCACCTTGTAATCACTCTGTGAATTAAAGGTAACTTCAGAACTGTAGCTAGGGGCTACATTGGGGATATCTGATGCTCCGAAAGTAAAACCAAAGTTAGGGTTTCCGTTGCTCGTAGATACCTGTGGCAGTATTTTTGAGATGACTTTGTAGCCATTGAGAGGCACACCCATCTCGTCTAAATCAAGACCCACACGCTCTAACAGAAAGTCTGAAGAGACATCTGTGTCTACAGCCTGAGCAAGTGTTCCTCGGTCCACAAGGTCAACACCATATATCTTGTTTGCTGGTACACCGCCTCCAGCCATTGCAATCAGAAGGGGACTCCGTGCAAATTGGCTTTCCTGATCGTGGTAGGAGCCACCAATGTTTTCGTAAGTTTGGGTTGCATCGTCATACGAGAAAACAGAGTTGATGTTAGCCTCGGAGCCTGAGACTACATTGGGCAAATCTTGGAATGTCCAATTGTCCTCTTTGTAGTTGTATACGGCTGCTCGGTTACAATGCTGACCACCTGTGTACAGGGCCATATCGTCGTTGCTGTGGTAGCAGAAGTACAACTCTTCCAAGCTGGTGTTATGGTTTACAAAACATTCCCCAGTTCGGGAGTTGTCGAGACCACCAAAGATGTAGTCCCTGACGCGGCCATCGCATATGCTTTGACGGGTGTTGCCATCAGTCACATAGATGTCATCGCGGTCAAAGACGTAATGTTTGCCCTCTACTTCCACGATGCAGTTCTGATTGATTACACCAGCATCATCAAAGACCTTGCGGAAATTAAAGATAAAGGTGCCTCCAACAAACTCCATCATCCACACTTGGTCCTGAGAGTACACAAGGAAGTTGGCCCCTAGTGTGGCACCATCCATGATTGGTGTCTTCATCTGCACAAGATCATTGAAGCCTGCGCTGTTAGTAAGGTCAGTCTCGTCCCAAGTTGTTGGTACTTGGTTTGCCAGCACGGGGTCAGAGAACCTCACGCGACTAGGAAACGAAGTGCCATTCTCCGTGGTGCCTAGAGCTATCAAAAAGTCACCAAAGCTGCGAATGGTCTTAGCTCGATAGTTACTAGGCCAGTTGGCCAGAGCACTGAAGTTGGAAGCACTTGGTGGTCGGGCTACGGGTACTTGGTCTGGACGATTAACGTACTGCACATCTGCAAGTATTGTTGCTGTCACTGGGTCATTAGTTGAGCTAGTTGACGAATTAAACCTCTGCACAAAAGACCCACCAGAGAACTCATAGATGTCGAAGGTATCATCCACCAACAACACAGTATCGTAACCAGAGAGGGCTGTAAGGCCATAAGAGAACACAGGGTTCCAAGGGATAGTGTCTGACACAGCCCGATAGACTGGGCCACGGGTCACATTACCATCAGTGAACCTAATGTTCTTGGCTCGGGTGTAGGCATTGGTGGGGAGGTTGTAGGG